GCCAATAAAGATCATCATAAATGTTTTGTCCAGCATAAGGATAGCCTAAGTGGCAACAAGGATACAAGTCGCCATTGGCACTGATATAAACTATGCCTTCTTTCTGTGTATAGCAACTAATATCATTGTCTTGTTCTTCTTGTGTTGCTTCTTCGTATGAGAATGCTTGTTGTGTAATTATTTTATCTGGACTGTAAGCTCTGCCACTTGTAGTTAATGCCTTCTTTGTACTGTAAACTCCGATTGGTCTTGTGCTATGTGAAGCAACTCCTTTTTCATAATCAAATTCCATTGTGCTTGCTTCGAGTACAGTTTGATCTTTAGCATCAGGGTGCATGTAAAATGTTTGCTTGTCGCCTTCAGTAAAACGATTTGTAACAACGTACATAAAATCTTTAAAGCCTTCTGCTACTGCTCTCTGCCTAGATAGTTCTACTTCATGTTCATTGTGTTTGAACACAATCATTTTCCATTCAGCATATCCGCCTGCTTTAATAAATGCTCTATAGTTTCTTTGTAACAAGTCCCAACGAACGTTACGTCTATACAAATGATTAGTATCCTCTAAGCCATCAATACCAAAGCGAACTTTTAAGTTAGGATACTTTGCCAAGTTCTCCCACCATGCTTCAGTCCTAGCACCACCATTTGTATGAATGATACAACTGCAATGTGGATTAACTTCTCTTGTGAAATCTATAATGTCTGGCAAGTCTTTGTTCAGTATAGGGTCGCCATAGTTACCACAGAAACTTAAACGCTTTAGATTATTTAAGTAAGGACGCAATGGCTCTAGTGCAACTGCTTTTAAATTTTGTAAGTCTAAGTTTGGATTGTCTACGCCTTGAAAACTTCTTGCACACATAGGACAGGCTGCATTACACATATTACTTGCTTCGATATCAAGTACTCGTATTCTATCCCAACTAGACATTTTGTAATTCCAGTATACGTCTGTTAGTTCCATGAGCACTACTAAAGTTATAGTCTGTGCCACATGTTCTTCCACACGCAAACAACTTAGGAACTTTACTATCTTGCGTACCTTCCCAACTCTTACAGAAGTCTTTTGCAAAGTAATCATGTGCTAATACTTCAGCAAGGCTATGTTCATTTAAACTATTGAAGTTTCTTCCGTATAAGTCAAATAATTGATTTGCTTGTTTCTTTTGTGTGTTATCTCCATAGTGCAGATACCCACTAGCAGTCCATGTGCAAGGCCAAACTCTGTTTTCAAAGTCTAAAAATATTTGTCCATTAGGTTTCCATTTACAACTAATAGGAGTTTGATCAACATAGTTTTTCCAGTTACCAAACTTCTCCATTATAAGTTGATTTTGATTCTTACCACTACCAATTAAACTTTCATCTCGTGGCATCTCTAAAGTGTATTTGCTTTTTCTAGTTACAACGTTTTGGTTTTCAGCACTTGATTTCTTATTAGTATACTGCTCGTCATTAACAAATCTATTTGTTAGTTTAATCGCAAAGTCTCTAAAGCCCATCTTCCTTGCACGTTCTATTGCTTGATCAACTTGATGCTCGTTGTGTCCAAACACTAAGTAATCCCAACGTGCTATTCCGCCTGCATCAATAAACGCTTGTGCATTTTCCATACACTTTTCAAAGTTTGCATTAACACGATACATGTGATTTGTTTCTTCTAATCCGTCAATACTAAAGTTAACTTTACCTCTACCCTTGAGCAATAGACCGAGCTCTTTCCACCAGCTTTTGTCTCTGGCACTACTGTTAGTGGCTATAACCAGTTTTGCACTGGTATTTTCTACTACATGTTGTAGGCAATTTATAAAGGTCGGAGATACGATCACTTCGCCATAGTTACCGCACCACATAATAAAATTTAAATTAGGGGCGCCTAGAATGAACTCTTTGTAATGATGCACATCAAGCTCTTGCATAGCAAGCCCGGGCATAGTTTGCCCGTCAACAGTTCTTGCACATTGCGGACACCGCAGATTACAAGTACTATTGTGATCAATCTGTAAGTATTTTATTTCATGTGGTTTCAGATAATGCATCTTATATTTGTTCCCATTCGAACCCTCTGTGTTTATTCATTACTTTTGTATAACGTCTAAAACTTTCTTTCTCTGCTTCAGTTGGTTCATCGTATTTCATACTAAAAGGAAACGAAAAACTATCAGCAGCTTGGACGAATCTTTCTCTACCTAGATGTGTTGCTTTAAGATGATCGTTAGTTGCAATAATAGGGGTCTTCTGTACGAAGATTCCTTTGGATCTATAATACTGATATAGTTGTTCCATGTTTTCCATATTGTATGCAGACATTGTAGGTTGTATTTGTATTCTACCTCCGGCTGCATGAAACTGGTCAATATTATAATCAACAGAGCTAAATTCTGTTCCTCTTATCCATTCGTACGTTTTATGAATACCATCAATACTCACTTGGAGATTTAATTTCCTAAACTTTGCTAACAATTTCATATTTAATATTGTAAGATTACTAACCATGTTAAGATTAATATCAGGATTAATATCAACACAACGTTCTAAGAAGTAAAGAACTTTAGGATCAACCAAAGGCTCTCCGCCTTTAATAATTAATCCTTTAAGTCTTGGAACAATTTTTAGAACTTCGTCAATCTGTTCGTAACTAAGACCATGCGGTTTGTATTGTCTATCAGAGTCTGTATCTCCGCCAAAGTATTCTTTTATTTCTGCATTGTGCTTCCATGTTTGATACCACTTACTACTGTATTCACTACTGCACATAACACAATCTAAATTACATGTATTACTAAATGCTATACTAAGAAAACCATCTTGTGAATTACCAGATCCTGCACGTTGACGCATACTCTTAACGCCCATATCTTCTAATTCTTTACAATGACTACACCATTTACTATCTAAAATACGACCCAGTGCATTATATAATTTAGTATCTTTAAACACAGGGTCAGTTTGTAATTGTTCTACTGATTCAAAAACTTCTAACTGCTCTTTGTTTTGTATTGCTCCGCATGGTGCAACTTTACCTTGTGGTGATATAAAGACAGCGTTGGCAACATATAAACATTTACTCTGGCGCATATTTTTTTAACATTTCAAACATTTCAGGACAGTGGTCTTTGAAGTAGTGTCCTCGAATTTTATCTAGTCTATTTGTGTGTTCCCAAAACTTGTACGTCAAGTGCGAGAAGTCTTTAGCATACATAAAGTCTGTGTAAGTATCAATGATTTGTTTTGCTTGTTTCTTCATTGCCTCTTTACGATCATCTTTAAAGTTTGTTCCATCAATTACATCATACAAGTAAGGTATCTTGTCTATGAACTTCTGTGCAACTAAATCTTTAACTGCTTTAGGTAAACTTCTAATGTTTAGAAACTGCGGTCCATGTAATGGATGTGGAGTCATAATAGGTTTAAAATTATCATCATTAACTCTTGGCAAACTGTTTACAATATAGTATTCCATTATCTCTGGCAATACCCAAATATTATAAATGTTAAACGTTGTGGCAAGCCACATACGGAAGTTACCTTCTGCTACACTTAGTTTTTCTAAGTTGCTCCATATTTTATCAAAGTTACTAGGATATCTAATGTATCTGTTTAGCTCGCCTATTGCATCAATACTTGCACCAATACCAATACGTCTAAAGTGTTTCCAGATATTCCATGCTCGTTGCGGAATATTTGTAATGTTTGAATTGTATTCAACTACAATATCTTTTGCATATCCTCTGTCAATACACTTCTGTAAAAATGCATAGTGCTGATCAATCATAAATGGTTCACCACCTACGATGTATAATTTTTTAATGTTAGGAATCATATCATACATTTGATCCCAGTAGTGTTCACTCTCATGCCAATCGTATACGTTTACCTCTGGTACATACTTGCCTTTGGCATTAGGCACAAGTTTAACAGTACCATGACTGTCTCCGTACGTATCTCCCCAAAGTTTAACTTGATCTTCATACCATAAGTTACTGTCGGTTGGTCCACACATACGGCATTTTAAGTTACATAAGTTTCCAAAACGTACATCAAAAAAGTTATTACCAATAGCATCTGTATTAATAGTTCCATCTTCTTCTGTGTTTTCTAACAAGTAGTCCCATTCGTACTTGTCTTCTTCTCGTAGTTGATCCCAACCACCTTTAGTCCACAGTCTGTTTTCAATAATACGTCTACTAACCATGCCACTGTCTTCTTCTGTCCAGCAACGTTGACATTCAGCGTGTCGCTTGCCTGCCATCATAGACTTTCGTATATCTTTCTCAATTGGAGCATTACGGATTTCGTTTAAATCACTATCACGTGCATTTAATACTCTACCATCTTCACTCTTGAGGATACCACCAGTTGGTCCATGCTGGGCTTGACAACAAACTCTTATATCTCCGTTAGCTCTATAACTTTGACTCATCCAAGGTATAGGACATAAAGCATGTTTACTGTGATCTTCCATGTTATGCTACACTTTCTTTAATGTGTGGAAATCGTTCGAAGTAATCTTTCTTACGAACTCGTGTTAGTGTTTCAAAAAAGGACTGAGCTCTGTGACTCAAGTCTTGTTTTTGTTCTTGTGTATATTCTGGATCACTTAATACTGCAACTAATTGATCTAGTCCGTACAACATTCTGCCATGTGTTTCCCAATCCTTCTGGAATATAGGCAATGTATTACGAAGTTCATTTAGTTTAGCAACTGCTTCCTCTCTTAGTTTAAGAGGAACCATTTCATGTCTAAGCCAGTCTTTGCCTCTAACACTTGTAAAGCCTAAGAAGAAACGTTTGTCTTGTTTTGCAATAATGTAATCATTAAAGAACACAATGAGTTTGTCTAGTGTTAAACAGTTTAACAACTGCACAGTAGTCTGTGTTAGAAATATCCAACCCTCATGTAAGTTATCCATTGTGTCCATACTTGACATAACGGCATCCCAATCTGTGTGATATCTAATCCACTCGTCATCTTCTTTGTATGCATCAATACTTAAACGTAACTTGCCACCTTTAAACTTGTTTAGTATATTAATAACTCTGTCAGTTAATAGTGTAGCGTTTGTACTAATGTCTAGCGTTATGCCTGCGGCAAAGTCTGTCTCGCTAATTGCTTCAATAAAGTCTATACTTTCTTTGTCAGCAAATACTTCACCACCTCTAAACTCCATGTATAAAACATGTTGTAAATTACTTGTAACTTGATTTCTAAAGAATTCACTCTTGCTTAAAAACTCTTCGCCACTGTCTGCTGCGATTGCTAATGCACCATCTGTATATTGCGAACCAATGCCTTGCTTCTTCCACTTGGCATATTCTTTATACATCATTGTACTAAGACTTGGAGCACACATGATACAACTTAAATTACATTTGGTTGACAAACGTATTTCCCACCACTGTGGCATCTTATCAACATGTCCGTTTGCGTTTGCATAATCTTGTAAGAAAGGCATTGCCTTTTCTAAAAATATTCTATTCTTACCAAGTCGCTTTGAACTTAGTCCACTGTTTTCCATTCTGTAACAAAACTCACAGTTAGGTATATACTCACCTGCTAACATTTTTAAACGAAAGTCTTTCATGAAGTCACTGTTCCACAATTCACTTATGTCATCGTTCTGTAAGTTGTAAACTTCAGTAGTCTTACCATTGTAAGTTTCATCATTACATTCATCTAGTGTTAGATGTTTTGGAATGCCATAGTTTAGTCCATCGATACTACAACAGACTCTTGCATCTCCTTTACCTCTTGTGTTTAATTGTACAAATGGTACAACACAAAAGCGATCCATATTCAATTCTTTGCTCATAGTATGTCCTTAAAGATTGGAAATACTTCTAAGAATTTAGTCTCCCAACCACGTTGTTTGTTTACTAAATTTAGATACTCTCTTGTTTCTGGAAGCCGTTGTGTCCAATCTTCTGCATTCATAAATCTTATAATTCCTTTAAAGCGAGGAAGGCCATAACTTGCATTTAGGAATGTATCTTTATCTATACCTGCTTCCTTTACGCCTGTAAAACTTTGCCAGTTCTCATCTATCCAAGGATAAAACTCTTGTTCGTATTTGTCTGTAATCTGTTGCTTTACATTCTGTGGCAATACTTTTAAATTTAACTGAGGAGGCCAATATGCAAAGTGCATGTTAATACCACCTGCTCCAAAAGGCCACTTGTTTACTTTTCTAAAGCCTTGTTCAACTTTCCATTTAACAAACTCTGGAATGTATGCAACATTCAATGCCATAATTGTTGTAGCTGTTGTTACCTCAACGTTATCACTCGTAGCATCTAACTGCCAGAATACATCTTCTTGATGTTTCCAGTTAGTAGGGTAACGAATGTAATCGTTATGCTCTCCGTGTGCATCGATACTATAATGGAAACGTACTCGTTTAAAGTTTGACCATAAGTCAAATAAATCATCACGCCACTCAACTGCATTACTATTATAACGCAACTCAATGTTCTTTGCGTATCCCCGTTTAATACATTCTTCTAATAAGTCGTAGTGTTCATCAATAATTAAACTCTCACCACCTGCAAAATATAATTGATACATGTGTGGAATCTGTTCAAACAAATCACTCCAAAACTTTGGATTATTTTTATGCCAGTTATAACTTGCTCCGTCATTACGTCCTTTGTTATCCCAAGCACTTGTGTTCTTTAATTTTTCGTTTGTGATCTGTGGATACATTTTGTTCCAGTCTTTAATCCAACCAGTACTATCATGCGGACTACACATCACGCAAGCAAGTTGACACTTACTGCCCATGCGTAAGTCAATGTATCTAATCTTAGGAGGTACTCTTCCGTCCTGGTCAGTTTCAGCGGCAAGCTCACGTAAGTTAAACCTATTGCCCCAGTAATCACTTTCCCAATTACGTTTACTTAAATGACCTGACTCTTCTTCCTTGTAACATTTTAAACAAGGGTCTGGCTTTTCACCACGCAACATCATCTTACGAACGTTACGCATGTAACCACTATTCCATGCATCTTCTAAACTTGTGTGATTAAAGTTTGCTGGAACTCCGTCGTCATTTTTAACAATGCCAACTTCACCACCGCCTACTTTTTTATTTGAATCTGGATCTTGAACACTACTTGCATTTGATGTGCAACAAGTACGCATTTTACCATCTGGTCTTGAACTTAGATGCATCCAGGGCAATGCACAAAACGTTTCACTTATGTCATCAAACTGTTTTGTTTTATCATTGCTAGGCATTGTCTTTGTTTTTTCTGTCATTTAAATCCTACTTAAACTGTTCACCGAATGGATCCCATTCCTTGCCACATTTCATTGCACAAACTTTTAGTTTGCCATCTCCACATGTTGGCTTATTCCAACTGTCTTCTATGTCTTGAAAAATACTTGTTTCAAAGACTTTATCTAGTCCTTGCTTTGCATTAAGTTTGTCTACGCCTACTACATCAATAAAGTCCCATACTTGTTCTACTTTAGGATCTTTATGCCACCATTTGTACATACGTCCGGCAGTCCAACAACAAGGTAATGCTAGTCCTTCAGCGGTAATGAACAAGTTTCCTAAGTCCTTTACTTTACAATTAATGGGTACAGCATCATAGTAGGCATCCATGTCGCCATATTTCTCAATGAGTGCTTGTTGTGTTGTGAGTGCCTTGTTAACATATTTATCACTAGGCTTCTTAAGCTCTTGTGTATCTTTGCCTTTATGGTTCTTTGCTTGATGTGATTGTTTTGCATCTGTTTTTGCAGTAACAAACCTAGCAGTCTTCTTAGGCATAAATCTTTCAAAGCCAATTTCGTCTGCTAATCTACGAGCTTCATCAACTTGGTGTTCGTTGTGTTCAAATATAAGAAAGTCCCATCTTGCTCTACCACCACCTGCGACAAATGCTCGCATACTACGTTCTACTATATCCCAATTAACACCTTGTCTGTAAATATGATTAGTATCTTTTAGTCCATCTACACTGAATATAACTGCACCTTTTCTATCAAACGTATGTGCTAGTCCGGCCCACCATGCTGTAGGTTGAGCACCTCCGTTTGTATTCATGCTTAGCCACATGTGTTCATTATGCTTACGAAAGTATTGAAATACTTTTAATGTGTCTGTTGCAATAATAGGATCGCCTAAGTTACCACACATATACATTGAGTCTAACTGTGCAATAAACTCTGGAGAGAACATATTTTCAATGTCCTCTATTGTTAGTTCACTTAAATCAATATGTGGATTGATGCCTTTACCATTCATGTTACGATCGCACATAGGACATGCCGCTTGACATTTCTGTGTTATCTCTAAATGAATTTGTTTTATATCTTGATACTTGTACATTATTTGTTCTTTGTTATTTTAATATCTGGACCACAATGACAAAAAGAATCTTTGCATATTGTACTTCCGCTATATGTTTCAAGTCTATTTTCAAATACGTTGCCAATAGGCCTTTTCATTCCTGTATTACATGTTGCTGGAAATACATTTCCATCATGCCATATAAACATTCTAGTTTTACCAAGATTACACTTCCATCCAGTGAACTTATTTAAGCCATCTGCAATCAGTTTAAAAGTAGTTGATAAGTTATGTTCTTTGCCATCAATAATCAAACGTTTTGCTATTTGACTATCGTGATCCTTTGTAGCATTGTCGTACTTAAAGTCTCTAATGTATTTCTTTTCTTCGTCAGTGTATTCGTAAACTTTTCTACTATCATGACTTGTTAATGGCTTTATTTGGATTACACATTTAATATTGTTGTCTACTAACTTGTTTGCAAATGTTTCTAACTCACTTATGCAACCTGGCTTGAATAATAGCAATATAGTTAAGTCCGTATGTTCTTGTAAAAAGTCTATGTTGTCGTACGTTTTATCGTAGTTAACAAACTCTGTATGTACGCTCATAGTTATTCTATCTATACTTCTATTATACACGAATCTCTTCCACCAGTCAAGAGTCCTGGAGCCATTTGTTACAATTTGAAAGAAGTATTTGTCTGCAACTCTATCTACAAACTCAGGCAGATGCTTCCACATAGTAGGCTCTCCGCCACTAAGCGATAACATCTTTGGTTCAGGGTTATGTTCGTGTACTGTGTTAAAGAAAGTAACTGCTGTATCTAAGTCTAAAGCTCTTGATGTATTACCAAACAGATCTTCTGTGCAATAACTACAACTAAAGTTACAGTAATTACTAATGACCCATTCAATGTCAAGTGTGTTAGGTTTGTCAGTAGTGATGCTGTTGAATGACATTAGTCTTCCAATATCAATTTAACATCTATACCCGGTCCGGCTTTGCTAGGCAAGTCGCCGTACTCGCTAATATACCAATTAACAACTGCCTTGTACCAGTTATGACTGTTGTGGTGAGCTTGTTTATTAAACTGATGTATATTGTTGTTACTCGCAACCATGCAGGACAATGCTCTTGCACTTTCCTTTTGCAACGTACGAACGTCTAGTTTATCTATATCCAATTATCATAAACCTTTTGTACTTAGGTAATGGCATACTGCCTTTGAATACAACTTTTTGCATTGGTGCCTGTGTTGCAAATTGATCTTCATCGGTTACGCAATTAATATGTTCGGGTAGTTCAAAATAATTATTACTTTGTAAAATTACTAACCTACCCTTAGGTATCTTTGCATACCATTCTGCAAAGTTTTCAATGTGTTCGCAACTTGTATTAATAATTGTGTCTGCTGACTCGCATAACTCAACCTTAGTACCGTCTTTTCGAAGTGTAGTATACTTATAATTATCAAATTCTACATTACTAATGTCGTCTGTTGTTGCTTTAAATTTCCATTCGTTTAATACATGTTGTCTGTTAACTGTTTCTGCAATCATTCCACAAGTTGGATCAATATCAAAACTTCTTATACAACGAATATCTATCCCGGAGTCAAATAACATACTTGCAAGCGTTCCATACCAACCAGCACAAAGGAAAACTGTTCCAAGTGCATATATTGAATCTGTTTTCTTTAGCGTATCCACTAACCAACGCTTGCTTTCTAGTTGTCCTAAACTAAATGCATCTTGTAATACTGCGTCAGTGTTATCAAGTGTTTTACGCATATCTTCAAACGCATCTAGTCCGGTATACAAATGCATCCGCTTAAACATGTCTTGGTCGCTTACGAAGTTATCTATTAGTTGCTTGTTCATACCTGTCCTTCAACCAATCCCAATCATTAACTTTAACCATGTCGTCTTGGTTTGCAAACTTGCCATATTGTGTTCCATCTAACGCACCGGCAATACTGTAATCACCATACGCACCTTTGCCTACACTACACCAAGTATTCAAACGTTCATCGGTCTCTGCATCTTTTTGTCTGTCAATAATTCTTGCACTAAGTTTAGCACATTCTCTAAATGCAGCCTTCCAAGTGTTATATGGATCAGTATCATAATGAACTGTGCTTCCTACAATCTGTACTGCTTTAAACTTATCACTAACACTTGTTGTAAAGTCTACAACCTTTGTTGGATCTAATGCTAGTACATTCTTTTTAGGAAACAGTTTAATTCCACTATATCCATATACTAAATCATTAACACTATTCTTTGCTCTCCAAACATGTACTGTATCTCTATTGTACTTGTTTGGTTTAAAACTAGGATTAAATCGTTCTGTTAATTCATTGTCAGCTTCGATATGATAGTACATGTCTGTTCTACAAAGTTTAGCACACTCTCTGTGAGCATTTACTAATCCTTTAATTCCGTGTACTCGTTGAGCCCATGGATACTTTGTTTTAACTGCTTCCCAATGTTCTTCTGCATTAGGTTCTTCATAACTCATAAAAATAATATCAAACATTAACTACAAACCTTAACACCGTATTCTTTTTCAAACCTGTCTGCATCTTCTCTAGTGTCTACCATTGGTTCACCTCTAATGTTTAGACTTGTGTTTAATAAAATTGGACAACCTGTTAACACATACCACTGCTCGAGTAATTCTCTTACTCCACTATACATACTATCCTCCTTGCCTACAGTTTGTACTCTGCTAGTTCCGTCGACATGTATAATTGCTGGAAACTCATCTGGCTTTAAACATTTAGCAACTACTTGCATGTAAGGACTTGTTGGCGTTTTCTCAGGCATAGCAAAATACTCATGCACATGTTCTTCTAGTATCATAGGAGCAAAAGGTCTA